AAGGAATACACGTTGATGCCCTCGTCGGGGTTTCTGGTGTGGGATTGCCAAGGTTGCACGTAGTTGAAGTAAGATCCCTCGCGCTCAGAGAATCGGTCCTGTCCGTTCAACTGCAACTTGGCAGTCACAACGGGGTTAAGTCCCCAGCAGTGCATGTCCAAAGAGGTCTCAGCAAGAACGAAGGTTCCGGCATCAGACACAGAGGAGTTAGCAATGCCGTCGAATCCAAGTTGGGGTTGGGTGTAAGGAGCATCGGCTCCGTTCCAGTAAGCTCCACCGGCGGCAGCATCCATGGCACCAGCGTCGTGGAACAAACCACTGGCGTCGATGAAGGCGCGGCTGTCGATGGCGACGGCCTCAGGTCCTCCGAAAGCGTGGAGGGCGTTGGGGAGGGCATCGATAGCATCAGTGTAGTTGAAGGGTTGGGCACCCAACACCTTGTACAAGAGGGCATCGCACACCAAAGATGAGCAGTAGTCCACGTTCTGATCGGGTTGAACGACCCAGATGAGCTCCTTCACAGGGTGGTTGAAGTTCAACTTCACCTTGTTGCTGGAAGAACCAACAGACTCGTCACCAGTGAACTGGAGCTGAGTGATGAGGTACTCATGGGGGTTCTGGGCCATTCTTCGGCGCTCGTCAGTGTCCAAGAAGATGTAATCAACGTAGATAGAGGCGGCAACGAGAGACTGGTTGTAGGCGATGGAAGCGGGCACGGGGCGGCCAGCGGGCATCTGTCCCTCAGATCCGCTGAAAGGAACGGTGTTGCAGTTCAAGGTGGTAACGGCCCACAAGCACTCGTCAATAGGTCTGATGTCAAGGTTGATCTTGACCTCGTGGTACTGAAGGGCAATCAAGGGGAGGGCGAGACCGGGGTTGGAGCAGAACCAGAACTGGAGGGGAATGTAAAGGGTGGTCTCAGGGAGAGCATTGCGGGGAGCGCACACTTGGCGGGGAGCAGAAGAGTCGCAAGGTCCATCAATGTCAGCGAAAGAGGGATCGGTGATGAAGGTGAGTTGGGTGGTGTTTCCAATCATCTTGTTGTATCCACGGGCCTGTTCGGCGGTGGTGGTCAACTGGTTCCAGATGTGCATCCAGTCACCATATTGACGATCGATTCTTTGACCACCGATCTCGACCTCAACCTGGGCAATGAGTTGCTCGCCGGGGCAGTCCAACCAACGGGCATAGACACCGGAAGAAGCGGCTCCGTAAGAAGACACTCCCATCATTTGGTTGATCTCGGGAAGAGTGACCTGGAGGTAGGTGCGGTAAGCAAGATCACCATTTCTGCTGATAGTGCATTGCACACGGCGTCCGAAATCGGCCTGTCCGTTGAAAGTTTGCTCAATGGATTCAATGGCAAAATTAGTGTAACGTCTGTAGGTCACCTTCCAGAAAGTGATCTGAGGATTACCAGTTAGATAAACGTCTTGAGCGCCATAAGCGACGAGTTGCATTAAACCACCTCCCATATTATACATTCCCTAAAGAAAAAAATTTGGCGGGAAATAATTTAAATTAATTAAATTATAACACATGATAAGCGCTTACATGCTTGTTAAAAACTATTTCAGTTTTACGTGAAAATTCCCTTTCACGAATGTAGATAGATAATCGTCCGAAAACATTTCTTTTTTCCCTTCGTGTTTCTTGGTAAAAATGTAGGAATCCGCGCTCCTTTTGACGGTCCACCCATTTTCTAATGCATTATAAATAAAAGACATTTTGGCGATATGTTTTTGTGGGAAGGGTTCATTGAAAGAGGTGTTCTCGCACAAATCGCTCATTAGTAAAAATACATATTAATAAACCACGTTTTGAACATTTTCTTCCTTCCCTTTCGCCTTTTTCTTTTCTTTTCCTTTTTAAATGTTTCACAAATAAAAAGAATTAAATAAAACAATATAGGTTATAATATATTGAAAATGCCCAATTTTAAGCAGACGCCGATAAAAAAGGTGAAAACAAATAGACGAGTCTCGTCCACATTGGATAGTAAACACCGGGATTTTGTCAATGAATTTCACAAAGATTTGGTGGACAAAATTCCTAAACTAAAAGAGGAGCAACAAATGTTGAAACAATCGTTGAAAGAAAAGGGGGCAAATATGCAAGTGGAAGAAATATTGGATATGAAAGACGCGATTCAAGATATTTCACAACAAATAAAGGAATTGAAACAAAAGAAGAAGGATTATTTTTTAGATAATTCCAAGTATATATTTGAATATTTTGAGAACAAAAAAGATATCTCGAACAATGCGCCCTCTACCAGCGCGCAACCAGTGATAAACTCCAAAACCAAAATGGTAAACAATTTTTTCAAGATCAAACAACCAGAACAGGAAGAAATGAACCAAACATCGAAAAACATTGTTCTCAAATACTTATGCAATGTGGATGAAACTTTTTTAGATGTAAACCATTACATGAATTCATCAGATTTGTGCAAGTATTGCAACCTAGGTGAATTGATCCCGATCGAGGACGACGGCGCGTTGATTTGCAACAACTGCTACAAGAACTCCCCTTATTTAATTGAAAACGAAAAACCGTCGTACAAAGAACCACCCAAAGAAGTCTGCTATTATGCGTACAAGAAAATCAATCATTTCAAGGAAATCTTGTCCCAATTTCAAGGGAAAGAGACCACCCAAATACCTCAAGAGGTGATCGACAATATTAAACAACAAATCAAAAAAGAGCGCGTCCAACTTAGCGAGCTGACCTACAACAAATCAAAAGAAATGCTGAAGAAGCTCGGGTACAACAAGTATTACGAACATATTCAATTTATTAAAAACAAACTAGGAATTCCTCCCCCGATTTTCACGCCAGAGTTGGAAGACACATTGTGCAATTTATTCAACGAACTTCTGGCGCCTTATTCGAAGTTTTGCCCGAACGACCGCGTCAATTTCTTGAATTATTATTATGTACTTTACAAGTTGTGCGAACTGTTGAGCGAGACCGAGTTCCAAAAGGATATACCCATGTTGAAAGACCGCGAGAAAATCATTGAACAGGACGCGATTTGGAAACTGATGTGCTTAGAATTGGATTGGGAGTTTATCCCGACCATTTGATAAAATGAGCTCATTCGATAACTATTTAAAGCGTATTTTCGAAACAAATACAAAAGACAACGCGCTTCATACTTCCTCAATCGATGTCGACTTCTGATTATATGATTGTGCAAACGCCCACGCACGCGTCTGTTCAAGATACGGTTTGTTTAGAATATATATGGGTGGATGGAGTGGGTGAACTAAGGTCAAAAATAAAAGTGATGTCAAGAGAAGACCAATACCGATTATTGGAAACTTCGCCGGAAACACTTTTTAAAGTGGGCGCACACGAGGTTTTCGCACCTTGGTGGAATTTTGACGGGTCTTCCACGCAACAGGCCATCGGAAAAGAATCGGATGTTCTTTTAAAACCGGTCAGAGTATATAAAAACCCCTTTTTCCAAACCACAACGTTCGCTTCTTATTTGGTGCTTTGCGAGTGTTATGACAAAGATGGTGAAACACCACATAAAACAAATACGCGCGCAATGTGCGCGGACGTGAGTTTGAAATATGGTGCGTATGGTTGCTTGTTTGGAATAGAACAAGAATATGTGTTGTTCGATCGACCCAAGAAAGGCGAATTGGTAACGCCGTCGCCCTATAAGTGGACAGAACCCTTAGACCCAGGTTGCGGCGGACAAGGTCCCTATTATTGTTCAGTAGGAGGCGATCGCGCATTGGGTCGAACTATTTCTGAACGACATTTGATCTATTGTTTAAACGCGGGCATAAAAATATGTGGGACCAATGGAGAAGTGATGGCGTCGCAATGGGAGTTCCAAGTAGGCGCATGTGGTGCACTAAAAACGTGCGATGACCTTGTGACAGCGAGGTATATTTTGCATAAATTGACAGAAGAGTATGGTTGCAGTGCGTCGTTGCATCCCAAACCTTACAAGGGGGATTGGAATGGGTCGGGAGCGCATACTAATTTTTCCACTAGTGCGATGCGCAACACAAATGGTATAACTTATATTGTGGACGCGTGCGAAAAATTGAGAGCGACCCATAATAAAGATATTAAATTGTATGGGAAATTCAATGAATTGAGGTTAACCGGGGCGCATGAAACGAGCTCGATGAATGATTATAGTTGGGGTGCGGGGAATCGAGGGTGTTCTGTTAGAATTCCGCTACAGGTGGTGAGTGACAAGTGTGGGTATTTGGAAGACAGAAGACCTGCGAGCAATTGCGACCCCTATTTGGTGACTGCGGCCATTATGGAATCTATATTAGGTTAAAAGCACAATGAGCAATTTTTACACCTTTTATCATTTCAAACGCCCATTTTTATATAATGAAAACTATATAAAAATAAATTACAAGAATTATATATGATTTGTTTTTTTTGTGGAGCAAAAATATTAAATTCTGAAATTTATAAAAAACAAAAAATGGCTCATATATCACAATGTTCAAGATTTATATATTTGTTACATTGTAATAAATGTAACAAAAAATTTGATTATAAATATTTACAAAAACACAAAGAATTATTTAAGAACTCATTGATATTAATCGGCGTTTGAAATAAGAAAAGGTGTAATAAAAATAAAAGGGCGTACTACATTTTTATTAACAATTTTTATGAGATAAATAAATCGAAGATAATCTGTTCCACGTCGTGTTTAAAGAGATATTTTGGGTGATAAGCAAATAAATACCGGTTGGACCCTATTTTCAAGATAGCGAATGTGTTTTGTTTAGTTGGGTCGTTAATAAAATACACGCAATTATACAAGGATGGTTTATAATTTGTCCATTGAGCGTGATAACGAAAAATCGGTTTTAACGATTTTAGCACATAGGCGTCGCGCTCTGGAGAATATTCGAGCACATCTTGAAAAAATAACGTCGACCCTTTTTTAGTTTGCAACTGAAATATTTGTGTAAAAACGTGGATTCGTCGCGAAGAATAGCACATCTTTTCCATTTTGTGATCGGTTTTTATATCAAACTCTTTTACTATGTCGGGTTCATTATCGTACGTAAACAATAACTGAGAATGTTGATCAGGTGCCAATTCATAACCCGTATATTTTTTAATACTGTTGAAAATAGTATCTGGAACAATAAATGTAAATACGCCAAATTCCATATCCATATTCATATTCATATTACGTGGGTTCATTTTACATTCTTTTTTATAATCCTTTATTATCTTTTTATTTTTATTGATTTCTTTATAGTTTATAGTTATATTTGTTAAAAAGAAGTTAAAGACATCTTAACAAATACATGGTGCGCTTGCACCTAAGCGCTTATTCCATTTAAAGTCCGCCTGGGAATCCAACCAAGTTGAGTCCAACACCTAACCCAGCTCCTTGTCTGCTGCTAATGCCCATGGTGGGGATATAAGTGTCCAAGATGCTGAAGGTAGCGGCGGCGGTGAGGGCGATCAACGCAATCTCCTCGTAGTTAAGACCGCGCTTGGCATTGGGGATCGCGTATGCGGCAACAGAAACCATGAAACCCTCTACTAAATACTTGATGATTCTTTTAATCATTTCAGTGGTATCAAACATTTCGCCAAACATTATATAAAATAAGTAGAAAAAAATAATATATATTGCGATAAATAACTTAGAATTAAAAGAATAAGTAAAGTATACAATGTCATCGAAAAAGAAAACCACCTCATTTGAAAGAAAACTTGGTCCCAATGGCGCACCTAATCCCAAGTACGTTGATTTGCTAGATGTAGACGCACCAATTGCTGGGCAATCATATTGCTTGTTGTCTTTCATTTCTCCGGAAAAGGTATTAAAACAAAAGGAGGCATATTATTTCGCCGCTTTCCTAAAGAAGTGGGACTTCGCCAAGTCCATGGAAAAGTTTTCACAGTTCATCAACTTTATTGCATACAAGCATAAGATGTCTTTTGAAGATTTGATGAAAGATTATGAAGAGTTTATTAAGGAAGAAAGATCAAATTTAATTAATGATTCGGTCGAGAGCGAGTATGCTACCTTTATGGATCACAACGAAGAGCGATTAGAAAAAGAATTCAACTCAGAGCATCAATTTCAAACATCCACGCGCGGAATCAAGTTTCGAGGCGCTTTCCCTAGTTTGCAAGAAGCGGAATTAAGAAGCAAGATGTTGCGGGAGAAGGACCCTCACCATGATATTTACACAGGCGAGTGTGGTGTGTGGATGCCTTGGGAACCAGAAGCATACAAGACGGGTCGTGTCGAGTATATGGAGGAAGAGTTGAATCAGTTGGCGCACAACAAGAGCAAAAACGAAATGAATGCCAAGAACGCGTTCGATCAGCGCGTTAAGGAGGCCAAGAAGCAGGCAATGGAAGAGAACGCGAAGAAAGCGGAGAAGTCGGGCAATTCGTTGACGCAGATGTTGGATGAAAAGGGTGAACTAGTTGGTGTCGCCAATATGAACACGCAGGAAAAAGCGTTGACACGTCAAGACGGCAATGGGGGAATTTCTGTCGCGGATATTCGCAGCGAATTGTTCGAAGGCGAAAACGTGATTACAGGAAAGACGGACAATGGTCGCAGCGAACTACTCAGCGGTCCATTCGCGACTCGTTAACCGGTTGCAAAACAATACGTAACGATATACAAATATAACAATATGATTGAATAAATACATATTGTTATAGTTTTCTAATCAGGTTTTCTTCCTTACTCCCTTTAACTCTTTTTTACCAATCTACTTAAATAAAAAGGGAATAATGTTTCCTTAAGTCCCTTTATTTCCAACGCAACAACTTCTTCCCAATGAAGAACCAAAGGAATGCGACAAAGAAAAGACCGGCAATGAACCCGTATTCAAGTCCCTTGTTGCCACCCATGATCAAGTTTCCGAAGAAGGGGAAAGCGAAGCAAGAAATGATCGCGTAGGTCGCCATAACAATCCAAAATTGAGCGTCGTTCATTGTGTTATAATATTATACAAGAAAATATATTATATTATCTATATTACCATTTCTATATTACCATTTCTATATTACCATTTCTATATTACCATTTACTTTTTTTCACGCTAATCTTTTGACCGGACCCCCGTTTTTTGTTTGAATTTGGGTCATACTTTTCTTCCTCGTCATCTGAACCCATGTCTTTGGATAACTCCCAAAACTCTTTGGAACCTAATCGGAAATCGTTGTGACCATCCGCTTTATACCAGAAGACTTGTTCGTGCAACTTGTTCGATTTCACGTTGTTGTTGATAACTAAACATTCATAGTTTTCTGTACATTGGTCCATTACTTGGCAAAAAGATTCAAATGTGGGGAACATGCCCGCATAGTTTTCATGAATACGTTTCCGGTTCGCGATATAAGGTTCGCGCAAGATAAATACGTAATCGATGTTTGTACGCAGCGTGGGAGGGATTCCTAGCGGATATTGCATGGTGATAATCAACATTACCTTCCAGTGACGCCCATTCATGAAAAGGAGTCGCATCATTTTGTCTTTGGCCCAAGTATTGTCGTATAAACAATCGTCTAAAATGACGAATGCACGTGGATCAATTGTACTTCGCTTAAATGTCTCCATTTCTTTTTTGACCTGTTTGAGGACTTGTCGCTGTCTTTTCAAGATATTTTCAATGATGGCGGTATTGTATTCGTTGTGGATAAACAGTTTGGGTACCAGTTTCCCATAAAACCCGTTACCCTCTTCTGTTCCAGCAACCACGGTGCCGATGGGGATGTCTTGATGGTAGTATAGGAGGTCTCTCACAAGAAAACTTTTACCTGTATCTCTTCGGCCTATTAGGACCACGACAGGACCTTTGCTTTCATTCGCCTTAAAACTAATATTTTTCATATCAAACTTTTTAAGCTCTAGAGACATACGTGTATATATATACTTTACTGAATTTTATATTATATATATTGTACGCATTGCAAACGTTCGGTTGTCTCCATTTGTTGATTTGTTCATTTGTTCATTTGTTCATTTGTTCATTTGTTCATTTGTTCATTTGGTTAATTATGTTTGCGCGATATTAGTTTAAAAATTAGTTTAATTGTATATTTAACAACTAATGGCGATTTCAATTAACTACCAAAAGAGGAAGAACAAAGAACTGTTCAAGAGTTTAGAAGCGCACCAAGGCATTCAATTAAGCAATATGCAAAATTATATTCCGATTTACAAGAACTTTTTTTCGCTGAATGAGACAAATTACAATTCAATCAATCTAAATAATACGTGGGCCATATTTGACTTAGCACCGCCCACAAGTGGGTTGCGAAAAAACGCGCACCCTGTTATCGTAAAAAAAACAGGCGAGGACACAAACAAGTGCGTCAATGTGTTTTTTAAAATGGCGCCTTTGTTAAACCCATTCAAATATTTGACAGGCAAATATGTAAATATTGGGTATGATATTTTCAAACTTCCTAGTTTCGATGAAACAGACGCCACTATGCACCCTTCTATGATAGACATGAACAATTCTGCGTATGTAGATGGTTGTTTCACTTTTTTGTCTAGTTTTTTGATTCATGGGTTTGGTTTCGTCCATGGGGTGGATTATTATGGTTCATTTTTGGGTCACAAAAATGGGTTCCAAGTAGATGTGATTGAAGATTTAGAGCACTTGATTGCCTCCGAATACTTTAAAAAGAACACTGGCACGCTTTTCACCATTGAGGATTACTCTCATATTATTGAAGAGACACCGTTGGAAGCGGTGAAGTTGACCCCCATTAAAATACATGATTTGGAAGTCGATCCCAACGCGGAGCCCATCGATAATGACATGTACGAAGGAGTGTTTGAATCCCCCATGGGTGTTTCTTCCTCCCCCTCTATTTCATTAGATGATTTAAAGGATATGTCCTTGGAACTTGTGGATGTGACAACAAGTGTGATCGCGGGCGATTCGGACGCATCCCCTTCCAAAAAGTCGTCTTGTGCGCTCTCCAGCTCGAGCTGCTCTTCTAGAACTTCGTTGACCAATGATGACGACTTTATTTGCGAAGACGCAGGGAGTGATTGCGACAGCGAGGGGAGCGATGATAGTCGAGGCAGTGAAAGTGGTGACAGCGACCAATCATATTGCAGCGGGAGCGGCGATAGCGGTAGCTCATTTGAAGAAGACACGCTATACGCGACCATTAACAAGTTTCCTGTTCAAGTGATTGCGATGGAGTGTTGCGAAGACACATTAGATAATTTGATCGAGAAAACGGACATGACTAACGATGAATGGTTGTCCGCGCTAATGCAAACGATTATGATTCTATTGACATATCAAAAGGCGTTCGCGTTTACGCACAATGATTTGCACACCAACAATATCATGTACACAAAAACGGAGAAAAAGCATATTTATTATTTGTATAAGAACACGTACTATAAGGTTCCCACGTTTGGGCGCATATTTAAAATCATCGATTTCGGAAGAAGTATCTACAAATTTAAAACCCATTTGTTTTGCAGCGACAGTTATCAACCTGGTGGCGATGCGTCTACTCAATACAACACAGAACCTTATTTCAATGAATCCAAACCAAGAATAGAACCCAATTATAGTTTTGATTTGTGCCGTTTGGCGTGTTCTTTATATGATTTTATTTTGGAAGATACTCCTACAAAGGAAGAAATCGCCAAGTTAAAACCGTTCGCCAAGATCATTCGCGAATGGTGTTTGGATGACAATGGGTTAAATGTGTTGTACAAGACAAACGGCGCGGAACGATACCCAGGGTTCAAGTTGTACAAGATGATCGCGAGACAGGTTCATGCGCACACACCCAAAGCGCAATTAGAAAGGGCGGAGTTCGCCAAATACGCGGTGTCTAAATCGAACGTGAAACGAGGCGAAACAATTGTAAACATTGATGCGATCCCTTGCTGCTTTTAATAAATCAATCAATCAATCAATCAATCAATCAACCGAACAATCAAATAAATAATATAAACGATGTTTACCGTTCATATCATTTTCACAATAACGCCCCCTCTTAAAAATCCGGGGTATCATTAAACACTTCCGGAGAAACCGACGCGGACAACGCATCATTCACCTTGGGTGCCACTTGTCCCATGACAAAATCTCCTAAAATCACGCTGGCGTATACCAAGACAGTGTCACGCACAAGCACTTTTAATGGTTTGCTTTCTTGATCGACATATTTCATTTCGACAAACTTGACGATAAAGTAGATTACAGAAATGATGCCCGCGTACAAAAATATATTTTCCATAATGTAAACGGGCAGAATCCTCTACGCATTTAAACGCGAGAAAGTATTTTAATTTATAAAGACGTTCTCCTAAAAGACAACGAAAAAACAAACAAACACCTCTTTAAGCGAGCACCTCGATTTCATTCAATAAATTGGGCGAGTTCAATTCAACCGGTGGAGGAGCAATAACATGCACATCTAAATTGGATAGTTCCATTGGTTCAGTGAATATCTTGATTCTGTCGCTATCATCTGATCCATTAGAACCAAAGTAAGAAGGGGTCTGAAGAGCAGGGACGGGTGCTACAATCGTCTTAGGAACATATTCAGGAATAACAGGCGTCACTACATGTGAAAATGGGTCAGCGTCGTTTTTGAAAGAGACCGCGTCGGCGGACGCCACAGTAGCATTTGCAGGCGCCATGGACACCGTTTTTTCGTGACTTACTTGCTCCTTCACTTCTTCAACAATATCTTCCTCGACGGATTCATCCAAGTAAGCGCGCAAGATGCTTTCCACTGGAATACTTTCCCTCACCGCATTTAAAATGCTTTCTTGAATTAGGATCTCGATCTCGCGATTGTTCTTTTGCACTTGCAAAGGAGGCACGTTCAATTCATACAAATAGACATTCTTGTAAATCTTGCGCGCAGAATGAATATACGCTTTGTGTATAAAATCGCACACTTTGGGCACATTGATATCGATTTTCTTCTGCTTCTGTCCCGCACGCATCGCGGTCAACAACTTCAATTGAATAATATGGACGCAAGTAATCAAGTCTTCTAAATAGTGGCAACCGCTTTTTTCCACGATGCGCAAACGCTCGCCTTCAATAATAGCGGGGTTCCACTTGGGAATTCGCGTAATCAGATTTTGAAAAGTCATCAAGTATTTACTCAACTCCTCGTTTGTTCTGCACAATTTATGGGCCTCTTCAAAAATAGATTGGAACCCCTCCATCATCACTGGCGTCAAAATGGTGAGCAGACGCGCACCCCATTCGTTTTTCGATTCGTGTAAACTAGATACGTTGAAATCGTCCATATTACATAAACGAAATATTTTCTAAACTTACATCTGAACTTATAAAAACCCATTTCAGGATAAACAACATCAACAACTTTTCGTTGCGAAACTCTTTTTTGATTTTGCTGAAAGCGAACAAGAGAGAAACACGCTTCTCGAAATCCATTTCAGGAAGAAAGACTGTTTTTTCAATCAAATTCAAAATATTTATTCCCGAATACCCTTTTTCGTACAAGATGGATGCGCACTTTACCAACTCGGCGTGTTTTACTAAAGGGTCTGTCTCTTGCAACATGGAAGCGCCCAATATTTGCAAATATTTTTTCAACCAATCTTCGTGACTATTTGTGGCACGTGGCGCGTCCACTTCCGTGGAATGTTTGTGCAAATTGATGGATCGACCTTTCACCATTGGTTCGGGGATGAAAAACTCGCAAAACCTCGACAAGATCGGTTTCAACAATTTGTATTTATCCTCTACAATAATGAAAAAACGGGTATTGTGACTGAACAATTCAATGCATCTACGCAGCGCGGATTGGGCATCGATCGTCAACTTGTCCGCATTTAGTAGTATGATGCTCTTGAATAAATCGCCGTTGATAGAATTGATGTTAGTTTTGGCGAAAAACTTGAGATCTTCACGGATAAATTTGATGCCTTTCCCGTGCGCACAATTGACATACATCACAAAATCTTTGATCTTTTGCTTGTCCCCTTCGTAAATCATTTCGATAAAATGGTGCACGATGGTTCGTTTGCCCACACCAGATGACCCGTGAAAGATGATGTTGGGAATCTTTTTTGCTTCGTGAAAGTATTTCAATTTGGTTTCAATTTGTTCGTGCACACATAAGGACATTGTTTAAATATTTTAGTATATATTAAAACAATGGAGATATCTTTAATACGTTAACGCACAAATAGAGGTTACAAGAAACGCGCACACAGTCGACTCTTACACAGTCGAGTCTTCGACTCTTTACTCGGTCGAGTCTTCGACTCTTACACAGTCGAGTCTTCGACTCTTTATGCAACGCTATTCAACGGGTGTGTGTAAGGGTTCGCGGCAAACGCAGACAACAAGTTTCCATCTAATCGGTTGCACCCCGCATTCACGTCATATTGCTGTTTGTTATGCGTGATTCCGTAGTTCTCCTTCATCGGGCCTAGCGGCGTGGGCGCGATCGGTGCACCAAACCCCATCGAGTTTCTGTCCGTATCTAGTTTGGCGATATTCACATTCATGGATTGATTAAATATCTGCGACCCACCCAAGTTCGGGTGATTTACCAACGTCTTTTCCTTGAACTCATTATTGGTCTGTCCGTACACTGCATCATAAATCATTCCTCCGTACTTTGCGGCGGCACCACCCACACCATTTATTGCGCTACTGTTGGTGGAATCGCGTTGATTTGTAATCGGCGTTTGTTCCGAGACTGTGTATCCACCCGTCGCGGAGTGCTGATTTCCAATATAAGTATTGGGGGCAAACAACGTAGTTTCTTTTATAGTAACGTTGGTGGTATCGTATGGGTTAATCACATAATTGGCGGATCCATGGACCGCAGAAGCGGGGTTGCCATAGACGCGAATATTCGACACATGTTCTTCCTTTCTATTGGGTTTCAACATATCCATAAAAGGCGCGATGACGGCGCCAACGGCGCTACTAAACCCTGACCCAAATGTTTCAGGTTGGGCATTCTTAGAACGACTGTTCGCGTGATTGGAGTGACTTTTTAGAACATTGTTTAAATCTTCGTGTCCACCTCGTCCAGGTGCATGAGAGTTCATAACACCTTGCACATTCAAGACCGCGCGCTTAGGTTCTTGAACCGACCCAGGCACATACCCAGAGGTTTTCAATGCACTTGATGCGGCACCGGCATAGTAATTTGAAGTATCATTACGGTTTTGGTATTGAAGCACCTCTTCGGCCACCAAACGATTTCCCTTTTCTTCCCCTACAGTAGTGAACCACCTATCTTGGGTATTCATGAAAAAAGTGTCGGGGCGGTTCTTCTCCATTTTTCCTAAAACGCCTACATTCGTGATGGGGGCCAACGCGGGGCCTTGAAGATTGTCTAAAGTATATTCTTGTTTCGGGTTTGTTAGGACGCGCAATTCGTCCACGTTTTTGGGCATCCATTGCTCACGCGATTCCATTCCTGAGTTGAACCCGCCGCTACCGTTACCGTTATACCCTTGATTTAAACCAGGACCGACGCGTTCAGATTCGAATGGTTTGACATTATTGGTTCGAACGCCAGGGACAACACGAGATTGATAAAAATCGCTCATATTGGGCGCGCCATTGGACCATTGCATATCTGCTTGTGGTTTGAAAAGCGGCGCTTGTTCTATTTTTTTAATTGTTTGGGACCCAGTACCCACCATATTGTCTAAAACGGATTGAGCGGTATCCGCTTTGTAAAATTGCCCCTTAACTTTCCCACCATTAAAAGGGACCATGTTGTTGTGCTTGAATTGAGACGATTGCATATAATTGCCTGTAAGAGAATAGACTTCAGGTGGTTCGGACCCCACTTGCACACCCGCATTCTCTTTGGTCATGTAAAAGTTTTGATTGAAATACTTATCGGTCTCCTTGTTGGGGTTCGGGTAGTTTTGCACATTGTCGTTTAACTGTGCGTCATTGACGATGGGGTAGTTTTGAGGAGGGACCTCGGTGTTAGGAAGACGATTCTGTTTGGCACCCATATTGGCAAATGCCTCAGCTCCGTTCTTAGAAGAAGAATACTTGTCTTTGTTAATTCGTTCGGATACTTGGTTAGATGATTGTTGATTCGATATTACATAAATACCTCCTAGTGCTAATAAGGGGATCGCTAATTCCATTATATATATTAAAGCAAAATATTTTAATATACATACACATATACGCGCCTTATAGATTTCTGAGGCACAATCGTTTCTTCCTTAAACAGCGTTTTAACGAGATTAAAAAGAACTATAAGGTACTTGGTTTCCTGTTTTTGAAGCGACGTGCAAAGAAGCGGGCGAAGGAAGAGGTGCGTGCACCGAATTATCCACGACGCAATCGTAGTTTCTAACAAAATAGTCTTTTTCCAAGACACGTGTGCTTAAGTTATTCTGGAACCGGAAACAGACATTTTCTTGCGGGTTAAACAATGGGTACTGCCAAGCAGTTTGGTCTGCCCCCCGGAGGGTCCAGGCAGGGGCGATAGCGCGCGGTTGTTCTACCGTTAATGCAGCACTAACAGGGTATTGTGCAGGTGTCGTGTTGACCTCTCTTTTTCGCGGGGCATTATCGCCTAAACAATCTCTTGTCGAACGGTTATCGACACCTAGCAGAGAACTTTCCAAATCGATGGTGTTGGTCCATAGGTTGCCGCCCCATTTTTGCGCGATGATGTGTGGGTCTGACATGAAGGCGGGGGAATCGCCGTTGCCAGGGACACTTAAATGGTATCTTCCTACGCCGGTGGATTGCTGAAGTTGTTTTATCTTTCTACAAGGGTCGTCGTGAAATCTAGTGAACGCCATGATACTTACTATATATAATATATAATATTCAACAATGATTATTCTATAATCAACATTCTACATTGAATATTATATTCTATTTTTGGTTTTTATAAAAAAAGGTCAGCGAATGATATGCGTTTTATTTTAATCATCATTATTTCCTTCAGACTGCGCGGGCCGAGGAAACAATGCACTGCGTTTACGAATAATTGGATACGTACGACAATATGACGATTCCAGAACCACCGTTCGCGCCTTGATTTTGCGAAGACGACCCTCCGCCTCCACCATTTCCAGAGTTGGCAGTCCCAACTGTCGCCAAAACAGTGGTAGATGCCCCGTTTCCGCCAGCACCCCCGCCCAGAGCGACGACAGTTCCTACAGTCCCTGCGCCACCAGCACCGCCGCCACCCAGAACACGGGGCGTCAAATCTAAGTACAATGTCACACCGATTCCGCCTGCGCCGCCGTTAGGGTTTGTTCCGGCGCCACCTGGTCCAGAAGCACCACCACCTCCACCCGCGCCATAACCATTATTGCCTCCACCACCGCCGCTATTATTAGAATAATAATCGTTCGTTATTACGGGAGGTGAGTTGGGGTAGTATGGCGAGTTATAATAATATACGCCAGATGGCACTGGGTTAAATAAAAATACATCACCTGTGCTTGCAGTGTTTATCGCCGCACTCGGTCCGCCACCGGAACTTGTTCCCGTTGACCCTGTTTGCGAAGGACCTGCCGCAGTGTTTGCGTTTGCCCCACCACGCCCTCCTCCCGCCGCTCGAAACGTGATTCCGGTCGTTGAAAAAATAGTGTTGCCGCCAGTAGAACCCACTGCTCCCACTGCTCCACCAGTTCCGCCTTGCCCAATAGTCACATTGTACGTTCCATTTGTCAACACAAAATTGTTAACATACAACACTTCTCCAC